GCAACAAGGGCGGCTGCGTCCGCCTCGGAGTAGATCGCAGTGTCGGCCGCGTCGCTGGCTTCGGACTCGGAAGCCCACGCCCGCTGGTGTGCCTTCAGGTGCGCCTCAGCAGCGTCCCTGTTCTTGAGATCGGACATGGTCGCGCCCCGGGAGCCGTTGAGGGCTCCCAGTGCGGCTTCGACCCCGTGCCGGTTGGCTGGCGACCCGGGGTGCTTGTGGTGGGGGAGGGCCCAGTGCGACCGCTCGTCCGGCTCCCCGTCGCTGCGCTCGCCGGCACAGACCCGCCGGAAGTCCGCCGCTGAGTGGCAGCCCTTCAGCGCCGCACTGCCGTCCCATGCGGTGTCATCGTATCCGGCGCTATGCATCGTGCTGGGGACGTAGTCGTGGTCGGTGTCGCCGTGCCCGTGACCGTCGTCCGGCTGCGAGTCGTCGTCGCCGTCATGGTCCGGGTCGCACACATGGTGCGTGTGCATGTGGTCAGCGGTATCGTAGTGCTCGTGGCCGACCGCGTGCGCGTGGTCATGCTGCTCGTCCCGACCGTGCTGGTGTGCGTGGGCCATGTGCTCGTGACCGTGATTCGCATCGCTGTCGTGCGTGTGGGCGTGGGCGTGGATGCCGTCATCGCCATCGCCGAACCCGAACTCCGCGTGGTTGTGGGAGTGCGTGCCGGTTATCGGCTCGTGATGGATGTCGTGGCGGCCCTGGTACGGGTGGTGCGCCGCGTTGTCCGGGCTGTCCGGCGTGGTACCCCGAGCGGCCATGCGGCCCTGGCGGAGCGGCCCGAGATCGAACTGGGCCTTCATTCCCTCAGGTACCCGGCCGATGTTGACCACAGAGTCAGCAAGCCCTGCGTCCACGGCCTCCTGGCCGACATACCAGGTTTCCTTGTCCATCACACCGCGCCAGAACGTGGCTGGCTTGCCGGTATGCACCGCGTAGATCTCGGCGATGTTGGCCGTGTTGGCGTCCAGCCGGTCGGCCATCTCGCGCATATCCTGGGCGTCACCGCAGGCCATCGCGAAGGCGTTGTGCACCATGATCTGAGCGGAGGGTGCGATAAACACCTTCTTCCCGGCCATGGCGATCACCGAGGCAATCGAGGCCGCGATCCCATCCACGTACACGTTCACATCTTCGCGAGCGAGGAGCGTGTTGTAGATGGCGATGCCGTCGAACACCTCTCCGCCTGGCGAGTTCAGGTGGACATCGAGCGGTCCCTCCAGGTCGGCAAGGTCACGGATCAGGTCCGCCGCCGTCACGCCGAAGTAGCCGATCTCGTCGTAGATGTGCAGCTGGTTGTTGCCGACGCCCTGGTTCCTGATTCGGTACCAGTCGTTCCGTCCGCTGGACAGCGCCACCATCCGACTTCCCCTGGTCGTCCGCCAGGGTGTGTTCTTATTCACACCAACTCCTTGAAGTTGTCACTATGGCAGACCTCGCGAACCCAGGTAGCTAGGTTCTTCTCCAGATTGAAGTCATCCACTTCTTCCGGATGGCCCAGCTTCACCCTGTTGCTCGGCGCTGGGGTCGGGGTGTCCGGCTTCGGGGTGTCCGGCTTCGGGTTGCCACCCTGACCGGGCTGGTTCTGCTGGACCGGCTGCGGAACGCGGCCTGGCTGGGCGCCGCCGTCCATGACCGGACCCTTCCACTTCATACCCGGAAGACCGACGACCTGGCAGGCGTCCTCCGGGTCGAATCCGGCCTCGACGAGCAGGGCGAGCGCCTGAGACTTGGCAGTCAGCTCGTCGTTGACCTCATTGGAGCTAGAGGGCCTCGGGTCATCGTAGTCCATCTCCCTTTCATCGGTGGTTGCACCGAACATAGGGAGGTAGAACTCGTTTGCTATGGTACGCAGACGGTTAAGGCGCGGGATCTCGTGCCAGGCGATATGGACTTCCTCGGCCGTCTCCGCATTCGCTCGGTTGACGTCCGTGCTCTGCCCCAGCATCGCCTGGTGCACCCGGTAGGCTTCCCGGATGATATCACGGCCCAGCGTCCGCAGCTCATAAAACTGCATGTCCTTGACCGTATAGGTGTTCGGCTGCCAGGTGGCCCCCTGCTCCAGGATGCCAACCCGGTGACCGCGCGCCACGCCCTGGTGCTGCTCACGCCAGCGCGCCGTGAACTCGTTGAACTCCGGGTCCGTCAGCCGCTTGGCGAAGGTGACGATGCCACCCGGCACCGCTGAGTTCAGGAAGAAGTTACGAGACCACTGGGCGCTGTACTTAGTCGCATCAATATCCGCGAGCAGGGACTGAACAGCGCTGAGGCCCCGGTAGATGTCGGCCGGATTGGGGTACTTGACCTGGATGACTTCGTCGGTGCTCAGCGGCACCTGCTCACCGTTCGGTCCGGTGTACACCCAACCCGAGAGAAAGTGCTCCCGATGCGGTACCGGCTCCATTCTCGCCGGATTAACGGGCCACATCTCCAGCGGTATGCCGGTGCCGGAGGGACCCCGATTCAAGACCCAGTACCACTCACCGACCAGCTCCATGTGCTGCCAGCCGATCTCCCGGAACTGCTCTCCGGTCATGAAGGGATTCGGCCGCTTCCAGAGCTTGAGAGCCTGGTGGCGCATGACCTCGATTCGCTGGTCGCTGCCCTTGTCGGTGCGGGCATAGCGAACCCGGCCATCCCGGTCGGTCTTGTACATCTTCCAGCCACCGTATGCCTGGCTGCCGGTAGAGAGCAGCTGGACGATGGCGTAGAGGGTACTCTGCCCGTTCATCGCCTGGAGCTGGGTGTTCCGGTCCTGGACGCCGCTTCCGTACAGGCCATTGCCGGTTCCGCTCCAGCGGTCAGCAAAGGGAACGGGGCTGCTCGCCGCAAGGTTGCGAAGAGAACGACCCAGCTCGCTGAGCGCTGAAGTACGGGGCATTACCGGCTCACCCTCCACTCGATGGCCAGGAAGGCACCGGCCGAGACGATCAGGCCGGTGAAAGTCGAGTGAACAAACCCGGCCGCATCGGCGCAGCCTGCCGCCGCCAGGAAGTAGCCGTGCTCCTGGACGTGATGCAGGGCAACGGAGGCTGACCGCCGGAAGGCCGCACCAACGGCGGTCAGCCTCTTGCCCGCGATGGAGTGGGGTCGATCACCCCAGCGCGAGTTTGGGCGAGGGAGGGCGTGGAGGGCGCGCGTGGCCATTTACCTCTCCTCCATCGATGATGCCTTGTCGATTAGCTCGTCCAGTTCCGACTGAGTCAGCGTGATGGTCGTTACCCGGCCGCCTTCCCGCTCGTCATGCCAGGCGAGAGAGTAGCCGGCCGCCCCGTCAGGCGTCCGTACTCCGAACTGGATCTCTAGGTGGTCGTAGACCCGCTGCTTACGCCACATCACATAGGCCAGCTCGTTCGCCACGAGCGCGGCGATCTCCGGGTACCGGGAGATGCTCGGGTGCATGTTTGCCATGGTCTCCCGCACGCTCGCCAGGTACTCCCGGAACTCGCTCGCGCTGACCCCGCTCGGCGGGAAGCGGCCCGGCCCGGTCGGTACGTCGTGAAGCGGCATTACATCTTCTCCCCGTCCGGCCGGAACACCCGTACGTCCCCGGCTTCCGGGAATATGAGCACCTTGACTCCGGGAACGTACTCGTGGATCACATCGACCATATGGTGGTACTCCATGTCGGTGATCCGCCTTGGCATGGACAGGACGAGCGTGTCGCCCGGCCGCATGACCGTCGTCTTGACCTCGTCGGCCAGGCGGACTCCGAGCTCTTCCAGTTCTCCTTCGCGGAGGTTCATGTCACACCGTCCTGTACAAGGCTCGGATACCGAAGTCTCGCTCGGCCACCACGTAGCGCATCGCGTCGCACCCGTGGTCATCTTCCTTCTTCGGTTCGTCCTGCTCCTTGTCCTGGCCCGCCTTACTCTTCCGAGCCCAGACGTAGCCGGGGATCTCGTCCAGCAGACAGGTCGGCTTGCTGGCGTCTTCTAGCTCTGGGTCCTTCTCGACGAGCGTATCGCGGAGGAGGTAAAGGCGCCGCCGTCCGTCCCCGGCGTCCCGGAGCCGGACCTGAGTGGCTTGAATCCCCTCGGTCACGGCCTTATGAGCCGGCGAGGTACTAAGGCCCGTTTCCCGCTCGAGAACCACACGTCCCTCGGCGTCATGGTCGCATGTCACGACCACCGGCTGCGGCTCGAGCCAGCGGCCATCCGGGGCAACGGCCATCATGATCGAGCGAGCATGCTGGTCTACCGTCCGTCGGGTGTGGTATATCTCCCGGTAGAGGTAGAGGCGACCATCATGGTCCTCAGCCCACCACTGGCACGTGAACGGGTTGGTAAATCCAAAGTCGACAGCCCAGTATCGCCGCCAGGACAATGGGATCCCCACATGGTCAAGCGCCTCGCCCTTGCGCCATTCCTCCGGTATGCCCGAGAGCACATGAGCGTCGGAGAAGTCCTCGTAGATGACACCCTCGGCCGCTACCCACTGGCCCAGCCGGAGCCGCTTGTACCGGACGCCGGTTAGCCGGTCGAGCTTGGACAGGTAGGCGATTCCGCGTGGCGTCATCTGCCCGTCATCGAACAGGATCGGGTTGTCCTCGTGAGTAGACAGGAACATCGTCGTTTGGCCGCTGTCGCAGCGCGCCTTGAGCCAGTGCGTCGGATGCGAAGGGTTACAGTCGCCTAGAAGCTGCTGGAAGCTTACCTGCCAGTTACGCAGTCGGGTGGTAATGGACTCCCAGTCGTTCTCGGTCAGGTCCGTTGCCTCCTGGACGTACACCAGGTCGTACTCCGAGGACATGATCTTCTCGATCTTGTCCAGACCGCCAATGACGACAGTCGATCCATTCCGGTAGCGGTAGCTTGCGGGCTCCTGGGCGGAGCCGCCATAGTAGCTTACATCGCCCGAGTTCAGGGCCTCGACGACGACAAACTTCCGCCAGGTAACGAGCGCAGTAGATGAGAGCGATGTCGCCGTCTTACGACAGATGAGCCCGCGCATCCCCGGATTCATCAGGCACATCAGGTGGAGCTTCTCCAGGCATGCGCGGCTCTTTCCGGTTCCGGCCGGGCCGGCAACCAGGACCTCTGGATCACGGCAGTAGAGGAGTTCCTTGCAGGCTCCGCGCGGCGCAAATCTATGTTCGATAACTGGCAACGGAGCTCCCCTCGGATTCGGGAGGGCGATCGTTGCTGTAGTTCCGCTGGCCCGGGCCATGCATGTAGGGGCTGCCCGGAAGATGTCCAGTCCGTGCCCGATAGTCCATGCAGCAGATCTTTTCGTCCATGCACAGCTTGGCTATCGATGGGTCCGCTGCCTCTAGGCATTTGCCGGCAATCATGCAGCTATTGTCGCCGCCGTTCCGCTGGACGTCCCTGGGCACGCTCATACCGATGCGCCATTCTGCCGGGACATGACCGCAGCAACGTAGGCGTCGGTATCGGCGGCGAGACGCCGCAGAACACGCATGCGGACCGGCTCGAGTATGCCCTCTGCATGCATTGCACGCTCGATTGCGTCCGCGAGCGGACCGACAATCGGCTCATCGGCGACTGTGACGTCAACGCTGGTAGCCTGAGACTCGCGCCGCGCCAGGTAGGCCGGCGCGCAGCGCGGGCAGTGCTTGGCGAGCACGTCGTCGCCTCGGACGGACAGGGACCAGGCCTGCCAGTGATCCCGGCAGAAGTGCGTGTCTCGGCCCTCAACCTGACAGAACACGTGAACCATGGCCTGAATGCGGCAGTGCTCGCTCGTCCGGTAGAAGCAGATGTCGCTCGGGTCCTGCTCCATCAACTCCCCGCCTCTGCTATTGCATCCAGTATTGCCGAATATAGCATATTCGGCAGGGGAGGAATCGAAGCAGTGACATCGTAGGGCGGCTCGAGCTTAAGAAACACGGCTCTCTGGCTCGAGCGCTGCAGGTCTAGGTTGAGCCCTTCCACCGCCTTCGGCGACCATTTGATGTTCACAGGGTCACCCTCCGGACGGTCACATGCGAGGCGAGCCAGCCGATCAGCGAGGGGATGATCGTGTAGAGCGCTCCGCTCACCGCGAGTGGCATGTTGTTGTGGAACCCGAAGTACGAGATCGACCATATGACCAGGCCGGTCGCGGCGAGTAGTGGGGCGATGCCCTGGCGCGCCTCCCCGGCGGAATCGGCCATGGCTAGGTGGTAGGATGTCTTGTGGCCCGGAGCGGGCGGCGTCAGGGCGACCGGCTCTGTGGGTGGGCGGTGGTTCATCTCAGTGCCTCCGATACGTCGCCTGCGTCGATGACGTAGTGCACAACGTTCGGATCATCGGGAGAACCGACGCCCGCAGCCGCACCGCGCGGGCTGAGTTCGTTGGCCACGGCAGCGAGCAGGTCCATCTTTGACTTCAGAATCCCTCGGTGCCGTCGAGAACCGAGATTAGTGCCGTCGTTGTCCGTCGGCCGGTAGGTTCCCAGCCGCATAGAGACTAGCACCTCGTTGAGCTCATCGAAGTCAGCCTGGAGCTCGGCGAGCCTATTCTGCTTCTTCGTGATCCACAGGCCGGCGGCCTCGATCGCTAGCTGTCCAGCGAGCGCCTGCCGAACCTCGGATATATCCCGCTCGTACTTCTTGGAGAAGTCTTCAATGTCAGCGGGGTCAACGCCGAGCCGCCTAGCGATGCTCGCGTTAGACCACTCGCCCATAGCAAGGTCGCGGATCAACTCCAGTCGCAAGCGTCCGCGCCCTAGCTCTGTGACGGGCGTTGCTCCGACGGATGTTTTGGACGCCTCTCGCACCTCCGGCTTAGCCTGCGGTCTGGTCGTAACCTTGCGAGATGCCACAAGACAATAATAGGGTACCTGCCAATTTATCGCTAATGGGCAGGTACCCTGCGTTTTTAGTACCTATATTCGGTTCTCGCAATGAAACAGCACCCCTCCCCGATGGCTAAGGGAGGGGCGCTGCCCCGCACTACCAGACTTTTCCCTGGCACCCGGTTACGGCCGGGCGGTGCACCCTTGACGGCAGCTGGTAGCGTGGATCCTAGGCGGCCATGAGCTGAACGTCGAGTACAGCCTCCTGCGGAGAGGACACGCCAGTCAGCGCGGCCACGGAAACGTCCGGGTGGCTGGCGGCGATGCGCCGGTACGCGGCCACGGCGGCGTCGTGGCCGTTGCCCTCGCCGTACACCGCGACGCCGACCACGCGCTTCCGCATCCGCTTACGCTTGTCGGTCGGGACCTGGAGCCAGGCCTCGAAGTCCTTCTCGTCGTTCAGCTCACCGTCGGTCCAGACAACGATCATGGCGGTCGGCTGCTCCTCGAGCGGCAAGTGACCGAACTCGTGCTCGTAGCCGATCTCAGCCGCTTCCAGCGCCGGCTCGATGAACGTCCGCCCGTCAAAGTTATGCAATGCGAGCGCCTCGGGCGCGTTGGCCTCGGACAGGTCGCCGAGGTCCCGCAGGTCATCAAACTCATCCTCGTCCGCGTCCCACGGGCCGAACCGGCGCGGCTCGTTGAAGGCGTAGGAGCGCACGCCGCCCAGCTTGGTGCCCTTCTCGCTCGCGGCTTTCGAGTCGTCCGCGCCCAGGATGCCCGCCGCGAGCGGGAGGCAGATCTGGAGGAACTCGACCTTGGTCATGGACGAGTCCTGGGCGATTCTGCTCCGGTTGGACTGGGACCAGTCGATCAGGAAGATCGGCTCCTTGGCCCCGGTGACGATGGGCTTCTCCATCATGATCTGGTTGCGCGGGGTGCGCTTGAAGGGATCGCCGGTGATCGGCATCTCGACGATCTCCTGCTGCTGTGCGGTTCCGAGCGGCGTAATAGCCATGGTTGCCTCCTGCTGTTTTTACTGTTGGTTGGTAATCATTCCGGTGAGGGTCACGAGATCGGAGTTGATCTTCATGCCGATAATGAACATGATGATCGCTGCGATCAGGAGAAAGAAGCCCAATAGGAACACCAGCGTGCGAATAGTTCGCAGTTCACGGAGCAACTGGGTTATCTGGGGGTCCTGGTAGTACAAGACAGACGGCGCGGCGGGCATGGCCAACTGGGGCGAGGTCGGCTCGTCTGGTGTGGCCTGCCCCCGCCAATCCGGGACGCGAGTATCGGCGGCGGTCGGGGGCATACGGAATGCCTCCCGAGGGAGACTGCCGGGGTAGCCGTGTCCGCGTGGCCCCATCGGTCCCATGGATCGTCCTTCCCTCCACTGGGGCGGGGTGACCGGCCGCTGGTACACGTTCGGGTCGGTCACGACGCCTCCTATGCGGATGATGGTGTCGGTATCTGCATGTCCGACAAGGTGGTCTAGATCTGGCCTAAGCACACTGCTCCCTGGTATTCCCTAGTGTGTTCCACGAGTACCGCCCAGTACCTTCAGAGCCCTGCCCGGGCGTCTTCCTCTCCGCCCGGGCAGGACGCTCAGGGGACTACGCAGCCGGGGTTACCACGTAGATGTGCGCTCGGGCGTCGGTCCCCGGGATGGGGTGGTGGTTGCCGTAGGTGCCGACCGCCGGCCGTACGAACAAGCTCACCGAGTGGCCCACCGAGAGGCCGGACATGTACCCGATGTCTTGCGTCCGGTCGCCGTTGTCGCACGTGAAGCCCACGTGCGCGGTGCCCGCCGGACGGTCAAACCCGTACATGTAGACCTCAACGCAGTGGTTGCTCGACGGCCAGCCACCGGCCGACTCCGACCACCCGACAACCGCCGAGTTCCTGCTCACGGTCACGACGTGGCCCGCGTACACGTACGGGACGTTCGATGAGCAGAGCGCGCCGGTAATATTGCCGTCGTTAGAGAGGTTGCCGTCGCCGTTCGCCGCGCTGTCAACCCAGGTCTCGCAGCTGGTCTTGTACGTCCAGCTCCAGTCGTTGTTCTCCGTCACTGTGACGCCCGTCGGGGTGGCGAAGGCCAGCTTCGGCCAGTTGGACGTCGAGTTCAGCGGGGTGGCGAAGTTGTCGTCCTCGCTCGCCGGGATGACTCCAGTCAGCGTGTCGGCTGTGGGCGCAGTCACCGTGTATGACAGTCCGCCGGCCAGGGTACCGACAACGTGGTGCTGGACCTTGGACCCGGGGACGAACTGGCTGGGCGTGCCGGCGCCCTGGACCGCAGAGAAGCCGCCGCTGTCCATCACCGTGGCGGTGTAGAGCGTGTCGCCGGTCGGCGCTCCCGTCTGGCTTGCAGCGACCGTGACGGTCAGCACCCGGGCGACGCTGTCGTACGCCCAGACGCCACCGTTACCGGAGTCCGGACGGCTGGTGATGTGCGTCGTCGCCGTCACCGTGGTGGGAGTGACGGGGAGCGGGACGGCCTGCGCCGCCGCAGAGGAACCCAGGACCAGCGCGAGGGTTCCGGCGATGATGGCAGTCAGCGCGACGATGCGCGTCCGCTTCCTACTCCACACAGAGGGCCGGTCGTCGACCTGTTCGTTACGGGACACTTGATATGCCTCCATTTGATTAGCCGGATGGATTCTACCGACGCTTAGGTACCCTACCCTATTACCGCGCGGTAGGGGCGAAAAGGGTTGAATTGCTAGTTATCGAGGGCGGTATCACTGCCCTTGGTGTCGGAGTCGGCGCTGGAAACGAACTGCTCGGGCGGCAGGATACCGACCGCGCGCAGTTTGTCGATGATGCTCTGATGGACACCGTGGATCGAGCTATCCGGCTGCGTAAAGTGCCCGGATTCGGAGTTGAGGAAGCCGGTCAGCGAGCCGGGAGCGGGAACGGTGTCGCTCAGGTCGATCAGTTCCATCTGACGGAACATGTCGTCAATGCGGAGCGGCAGCGCTACCTCACCGATGAGCCGGAACCCGTCCGGGATCTGGTTGTGCCGGGTGTCGAAATGCATCCGGCTGCCGATCGGCCCGATGTGCTCCGCGAGCGCGGCGGGGTCGTCCCATACGGCAGCCGGGACCGTGATCGTCATGTGGGCCGGGGCGGACTCGGGGTCGGCACTGGCGCCCGGCACCGCCATGACGATGGCGACGTCGCCGTTGCCCAGCTGGGCGATAGAGACCGGCTCGGCCGGGTGCGCGTTCATGTGCGGAGCGGCCCCATGGGCGATGTCGACGAGGTCCGTGGCCGTCGGGTACTGGTCCTCGTAGCCGCCACAGGTACACCGGGCGACCAGAACGAACCGCCCCGTCATGCCTGTGTCCGGGTTCTCGCCGCCGAACAGGATCTCGGTCGATGTGGAGACGACCACCTTGTGGTCCCACGGCCGCGGCATCGGTATGGGCTCATTCACCTTATTTCCGCTGTCGTTACTGGCCATTAGCCTCTCCCTGGATGCGATATAGTGCGCGATTGTAGACCGTTACGTCGATATAGGCGATAACCATGCTGATAAGCCACGTTGCACCGAAAGTGGCGTAGGTAAGGGGCTGCGGGGCAATCGACAGCGCGATAGCGGACACACCGTAAGACAGTGCCTGCAAGAGGGCGTGATCTGCACGTCCGGCGTACAACGAGCCGCTCCCCGGCGCGAGCGCAGAGCAGGCAAGCGCCTTGTACAGGCTCTTGTCCGCCGCCTGCCGCTGCGTGGGGTCGGCGCGGCCGGGACCCGGCTTTC